TAAATTCCTGTCTATATTCGGTATACATGCGAATGGTTCTTTATCCATTAGTTGACTAAACGCATTTGAGATTACGTGATTAAACCGGGTTTTTTCATTAATAATTATACAAGATACATCTATACTCTCCAAATTCTGAATTGGATCCGTGTTAACATTACGGGCCATCATATATTGAGTACCTGGCTGTCGATCACACGGATTCTTCCTATTCAAGTGCTCGGTCAATCTTTCTTGAACCTTTGATTTGAATTGATTAATAAATATTTTTCCGCATTTTGGGCAAGTCATTATTATCCTCTAAGAAAATAATTCCGGAAAGTTTAGCGCCCTGGGAGGGGGGCTGAATTCTCGGAAGTCCAAGAATGGGTCCGAGTGCCTGCTTCCGTTCCTCAGGGTCCATGGTCGCCAGCCATTCCCGTGAATGTTCAGGGCACCGATTTTCAAAAAAAGGTTCGGCTTGTCCTGAGCAATGTTTAATTACACATCTACCCATTACCTATTAAAATCTACCTGGAATTTTTTAAGACTTCCGAATTCGGAAAACACATGTTAGTATTTCCTGTCCCACTGACTCTGACATGTTATAAAAAAAAGAGTTTTTCATGTTTTTTATTGGCTAAAAATTTTAAAAATAGGATTATGTGTTTTCCGAATTCGGAAGAAAAAAATTCTTATTTTAAGAAGGTGACCGAGTCATGAGTAAGGAAATGGAGCAGACAATAATGCAGGCCGTAGATACTGAGGTTGACCGCCGGGTCTCGGATCGCCTCTCGGCTGTTCTGCATCACATTTCGAAAACGTACAGGATTTCGTACGAGCGTCTCATGAAAGAGACGGCAACCCTTGAGTTCAAGACGGGACAGTGTCTGGGACTCATAGGTTCGGGAAAGAGGTGTACTAGGCATGCGAGGGTTGATGGATACTGCAAGTCTCACTTGGATCAAAAGCCGATCGTGAGGATGAGGGCCGAGGTGAGTGACTCAGATGGGGCGAGCCCAGTTTCTACTCACACGCACACACTTCCGCCATTCTTTCTGGCGGGTTGTCCTGCGTGCGAGAAGGTTTCTTCACGGCCTCGCTTAAATATTTAGATCGAGTAGCCGAGGCCCTTCGGGCCTCTTTCTCGGAATTCCTGAGGCTTAAACATCTAGAACACTAACCAACTAATGAGCCAAGGGCGCTCCGAACTCTTGTTAGAGTCTCTCACGCGGTTCTATGAAGGACCCGAAAACTTTGAAAAACTCAAGGATATTCTCACGACCAAGTCCCAAGGTATTTCTCTTAGAAATTTGGAGTGGTTCGTGACAAACTACTCTAAGAATCGCCACGTGACGTATGTACAAGCCTCTGGTCGGCCTTTTACCGTCCACGTAGCCTACAAGTCAAGCCTTGATGGATATTCTAAGAAACTCTTTGATCCCTTTTGTCGGACTGAGAGGATCCAATTCAAGGGTCTAAGCACGACTGTGGCCCAGCTCAATTTCGTAAAATTCGTAATTGTAAACGGAATAATGGACTACATGATCAAAGATAAGATACGCCCGCAAAACCATTCTTAAATTCTAGAATTGAAAATCCATAGTAAAAAAGATATAGATTGTACCCCGTGAGACTTGATGCATATTGAGGAAGGAATGTGAGGGTCAAGTTGGAGGTCTGAGAGTTAATTTTAGAAAAGTTCAAGTACCCGCCCGAATTGTATTCTGTTACATTCAATGCGAACGAGTACATATAAATATTCTTTTGAGGAACCGAAAGCCCGTGCTGCATGGGCTGCAAAAATGAGGTATACGGCCCATTGGCAAACGTATCGAGGATATCCTGGTTATTGACAGTTATCTTGACGGACTGAATGACATCCAGATACTGGGCAGTCCCGGAAGGGAAGGAGAGTTGGACGGCGGCCTGAATGTACTGTGTTGCATATCCGTATAAGTACCTAGAATCATAATAGCTAGGGTCGGTCGACTCATATGTCTGGTTTCTGATAAACCATGCGAGTAACTGAACGGGAAAGTTGGCTGTCAGATTTACAGATACAGACCCAGAGGCATAGGGCGCTGTTGACTCTTTTTTTACCAAAGGGACTATGTATCTAAGTGGGGCATTTCTATAGTACAGGCGTTCTTTATTAGTCATCTTTACATATTCAACAAGCAGTATGGGATTCTGTATGTCAATATTTCCCGTGTAGTTTGTGAACCAGTACTGAGGTCTAAATGTAAATTTAATATAAATTTTTTGACCTCCCCAAAGTGAACACATGGGGAAAAAGGGTCTGCGGAGCCTCTCGCGTCCTTTATTGGCATAACTGTGCCTGCGACAAAAGAAAAACTCTAAAGGAATTACGAGAGATACGGGCGATGTTGGACTCAAGTTAGTGTTGGCCTGCCCCCCATTCACCTGATTAAACATCCCTATTTGCTCATCATAGTCCAGGAAGACTTGATCACGAATAAAGAGCCAGTCATCGTAGATTGTTTCTATTATCTGATCATCTACCATAAAGTCAACCTGCTGAATGATAGCCCTACCAATCTGGTTAGTGTATGAGTAGCCTGTGGGCAAGGCGGGCAGGGTACATTGAAGAAACATGTTACCTATGAGGTCACCTTGATTCTTGGGTTCTATAGTCACCACGCAAGTACCAGATGTATTGGGTTGGACAAAGGTTGTAGAAGATATAGGAGTCATTTGTATATAATCCTGGTACAGTACAGAGTTTGTGTGATGTTCGTATCCCGGATCCCATTGGCTCTCTGAAAAACTAGAAACATTTGAAAGATATTCTTCTTGAGGACCGATGGCATCCAAGGAGAGAACACCACCCGCATTAAAACCCAGGTTGCGCTTTTCTATCAGGGGATCTGGGACCTCATGTGGTACTGAAATATCGTGCCCAAGTTCCCTGAGTCCTACAGGAAATCTTTGAAAATTTTCATCCTCTATGGGAGCTCGCACTATAGGTTCTGTGGTGGAGATAACTGCAGGTACAAAGGCGTCGTTGGAGTTGGGGTCTACAAGAGCGCCCTGTTTTTTCAGAGCGACGCCCCCTGGATACGCGTCGGTCGATGGGAGTACAGGTGTAAGCACAGGTCCCGAACCTAGGGCCGTGAGCATAATTTTGTCATTAAGAAATCCGTCAACAAGTTTGTTTGGACCGCCGCGGAGTCTGAACCCCAAGGCATTTGTCAGTTCAGGAAGACCTATAAGAGTGTCCTTTATCTGTGTTGGATCCGCCAGAATAGATTCTGGTTCTAGCCCAGACTTTTGAGAAATAAATGACAAAAGATTTGGAGTAGACTGAAGATACTTGCTCAATTTCACGGGATCCCTAAAAGTCTCTGCCCGGAGGCCAAGTATTTTCCCACCTAATATCTCCGCAAATGCCCCAGCCTTGTTTAAAACTGACAACAGTTTGGCAAGAGCTGACGGGTCTGGGGGTACGGCCGGTGGCGGCGGTGGCAGAGGGACGGCCGTGATTATCCCTGAATAATTTATACGCCCCAAGTTTCCAGACTGAAAGGAAACAGATGTAACGTTAAGGGTGTTGGGCAATCCCGGAAAGTTCTGTATGTTCCAACCTTGGGCCACCTGCTTAGGAAGTGGCTCACTTGAGTAAATAACAACAAGACCCGTTTGTGTAAAATAACTTCCGGTCAGGGATGGCGGCACGGGCGGCGCGATAACAGGGGCGGCCGCCACTTGGATGGCCGGCGCCTTCTGAACTCCCTGTATAGTCTGAGGAACATTTACTTGAAAATTTATTGTTCCCGTGAAGGCGCCATATCCCGGATAGGAACCCTGTACTGGCTGCATGCTCGTCACTATAGCCTGGCCCTGGATACCAGGCAAACCGGTAATGACCCATCCGGGCTGAACTTTTGGTGGTATTGGCGTCTGGGAGAAAAACGTAATTGTGTTTGGGACCGTCTTTGAAACGGCATAGAAACCGCTCAAAGCGGCCATTATACTATTTTGTGCAAATATATTATGAAGGATTCTCTCATCGCGGCCATAGTCTTGCTATGCATCTTGCTCTTTTGGAAACTCTGCCCAGAAGGTTTCAGGATTGAGAAATCATTCAATTCACAAATCGCCGACTTGGACGGCTTGCGCCGGGAGGATGGTCTTCATTTTAGTCCTAGTGATTACAACCAGGTTGACTCTAAAGAAATAGTCCGCTAATAGTACATGGAGCAACTTCGTTGCGACGGGGCGGAGCCCCTGGAGCAAGTCCTTGTCCCAAGCACAGACCGGTTCACAACTTTTCCTATACGGTACCCAGACCTGTGGGCGCTGTATAAGAAAGCAGTCGGGTCCTTCTGGACAGTAGAAGAGATTGATATGAGTAATGACCGCAAGGACTGGGACGGCCTCAATAACGATGAGAGACACTTTATCAAAATGGTCCTCGCCTTTTTCGCCGCGAGTGATGGCATAGTCATGGAAAACATAGATATAAATTTTAGCTCAGAGGTCCAGATTGCCGAGGCCCGATCTTTTTACGCATACCAATCTTTCAACGAGTCAATTCACTCAGAGACTTACTCCCTGATGATCAACAAACTCGTCAGGGATCCTGCCGAGGAGGCGCTCTTGCTGAAAAGCATACAGTACGTACCGGCCATTAAGGAAAAGGCCGAGTGGGCTCTGAATTGGATGGGGGATCCGACCGCCACGTTCGCTAATCGCCTCGTAGCATTCATGTGCGTCGAGGGTATATTCTTCTCTGGATCTTTCTGCGCCATCTTCTGGCTCAAGAAGCGCAGTATTATGCCTGGCCTGTGCTTCAGCAATGAGCTCATCAGCCGGGATGAGGGTTCTCACCTGGAGTTTGCCCTGGCCCTGTATCAGCACCTTCAAGAGAAGGTTTCTTCAGAAACTATTCGTAAAATTATCCAGAGCGCTGTTGAGATCGAGGAAAACTTCATTACGGAGGCGCTTCCATGCAAACTGATTGGCATGGATGCCGAACAAATGAAGCAATACATCCGTTATGTCGGTGATCGCCTTATGAAGCAATTGGGTCAGCGGCCCATCTTTGATGCCGAGAACCCCTTTGCCTGGATGGAGACTATTAGCCTGGAGGGCAAGACGAACTTTTTTGAAAAACGCGTGGGCGACTATTCAAAGCGAATGATTGAAGAGGGTGACTCTGTCAGGTTTGATGAAGAGTTCTAGAAGTCGGAGGGATCGTTGTTTCCCCCATATGATGTCTGTGTAGTAGGACCCTTGGCGCTGCTGTAGTACTTTCCTTCCCTGTACTCCTCGTCAAAACCTGACACAATCTTACCTGGAAGGTAGCAAGCCAGAAGCACGTAGATGGCCGAGTGGAGCAGGAGGCCACCTGAGTGGGGCAGGCCCTCTGGGCTGGCGACCCACGAACCCAGAGCCTTGCGCACAATCTTAAAAGTTGCTGGGCTGGCAATCAGGAAAAACAGAACCATGTAGATAAGAACCTTGGTTAGCATTTATTATTGTCAAAGGTTTTTTATTTACATATCCTCGTACTGCTCTTCGGCGTACATCTCCTCCTCGTACTTGTCCTCCTCGTACTTTGAGCTGCGGCGGATCGCCCGCATGATCACACGAGCCGAGACTGCAAAGACGAGAGCATGGAG